TGATCGCGATATTCAGAGTATAGTTGATTACCTGACATCAAACGATCAATTGACTGTTCAATTGATTCTATGGCGTCCATGTTTTGCGGATCCTTTGTTTTGTAATTACAAGTATATTTAGCAGATTAAAAATTTATGGTGTGAATATTAGCCTATTCTAGGACGCCACGCTTGATTTAGGTTCTGTGCTGGTGGCAGTTTCTTCAATGGATATAGATAACTGACTGCATAGGATAATGAATCGTAAAGATGGTCAAATCCGCTGTCTTTATCAGGCACAGAAGTTCCAGGCTTGTAGCTGTGTTTCTCAAGTGCCTCAATTGTTCGTTTACAATTTGGTGAAACAAACAATCTGCGTTCTCCAGTGCCACTTAGGAATCTAGCATTTGTGGCATTTATTCTGTCTTTGACTGGCATATGTTTGCGTGGTGCTTTTACAATAAATCCTGCGTTTGCCAATATTGCGTGATCTGATTTTCCTGAGCTGGAGGTTTGAGACCTTGATCCGCTTGGGTCTGGGAAAGCAAATATTTTCTGTGTAGGATATCTTGTTTTTATTTCTTCTACTAGCTCATCTGTGTTTGAACTGTAGATCAATATCTCATCTATTATGTGAACAGTTTCAGCATCTGTTCTAATCATTATGGTTGCTGTAATGGGATTCAAGTTAAAATCTATACCGCATATGATTTCATTGTTCACTGGCTCTGGTGAGGGCCTTACATTGTTTTCACGAGTAAATGCGTAGGCAATTCTTGATCCTAGGTCTTCAAAGCTGGCTTCAAATTCTTGTCTAAACTGCCTGTCAGTCATGTCTGCTCGTGCTGCTTCAATTTCAGCTTCACTTACAAATCCAGCTTCTAGTGTTGTAAGTTGCCAAGCATTCCAACCTGGCGTCACAAGAGCTTCTTGGTATAGATCATAGAATTTGTTTGATTTACCAGCAGGCGTTGAAATAAACATGGCATCGCCATTTCTATCTGCTAAGGCAGGACGAATAACTTCTCCCCAAAGCTCTTCTAGGTTTGTATAACTTGCTTCGTCAATTACACAGAAATCCAAACTCACACCTCTAAGGCGGTTGGGATCTTCTGATCCTTTTAGAGATATTGTGCTGTTGTTTTTTAAGGTGATACTCAATTCTTGTTCATTGATCTTCTTTGCCCAGCGTAGATCCAGCAATCTGTTTTTGAGAGCTTTCCAGGCAATCAACTTGGCTTGTCTGTAGGAACTGGTTATGTAAAATATTTCTCTATTGGGCTGTCTAGCATACCAGCACATCTGTCTTATGCTCAAAAAGGTTTTGCCTGATCTCCTGCCTGCTGAGACCACTTTGAATCTACTGGGATCCTGTGCTACCACACCTTGCCAATCAGCCAATTTCATGTAGGCGCCTTTCTATTTGGGTAATCCTGTTGTTGAGATTTTGGATTCTGTTGTTTGCCTGCTGCAATTCTTTTTCCAAATGATTCACCTGAGTTTGTTGTTTGTTGTGCACCGTGATTATGTTTCGCATGGCCTGTGCGTGTTCCTGTAGTGCGGCACTACACTGTAGCAATAGGTCCCAAGGTGTGTCGCCTTCAAACAGCTTGTTGTCTTCTTGCATTGTTTGCCTTTTTCAATTTGAAGTGTTCTCGTCTAGTGCAGATAGTCACGTTATCCATGCTCCATCCTGAACCCCATTCTAACTGTGTAAGGCAAAGGTCCCCAATTCTTCTGCCACGACGGCGCCAAACTTCTGCGGGCCACATGTATTCCCAATCTTCCCAAGTGAGCAGGTATAGCTCGCCTCTGAAGTTGGCTTGTGCCTTGTGCTTGAGGTATGCGTAGTATTTTTCTCTACGCTCTAGATCAGGACCAGTGACCCAAGTGTTTGGATCACAACATCTACCTTTGCCGCCTTGACCTTTTTGCTTTTTTCCTACGGTTGTGTATTTTAGTCTCATACAATTATTTATCAATACGCTTGGCCACGGGGCATAAAAAAATACCCACTGTAGCATCACGCATTACAGTGGGTATTCCTTCAATTTAACATTGAATCGCTTGTTATGTTCTGTAAAACCTACGGAGGCAACCGTTTTGTTTACAATATTATTTATAGCATATTCAAAGACTTATGTCAACCTCTGAATATGCAGATTCCTATGACGATATGCACGATTACCAAAACGGTTATGAACCAAAGATCATAATCCATTCAATAAATTCACCTATGGCCCAAAATGCTAGAATTATATACACTAGGTCTATAAGTCTCTTGGTGCTTTTAATGATCTCATTCATTCAAATATCTCCTCATACGTTGATCTTACACGACTGGTGTCAGCATTGGGTAAATTTTCTCCAATAGCTGCGGTATACAGCTCTCGCATTGACATAAGACACTTCCATGCTGTGTGTTTGTTGTTTAGGTGCTTGGTTCTCACATCCATACATCTGTCGTAATATGCCTCATATTTTTCTAGTATAGCTAAACCTTCACTGATTGCTATTCTATGCTGTAATGTGCCTAGATTGGGATTTTGATCACATAGAGCTTCTAGTGTTTCTAACATACCACGCCAATGGTTGTTTTCCAATTGGTGTAGCACTTCATTCCAGATCGCCTTGTTGTTGATTTGAATCTGGCCTGAGTTTCTGATAATTTGATTTAGGTGTTCGCTGATTCTGTAGATCAACTCCACTGATTGTTTTGTATTTGCCATTTATGTCTCCTTGACGTTATCCGTATTATACATGATTTCTTCTTCATTGTCTACCTCATCAGGCAAGTCACTGCCCCAAGGTAAAGGTGCTACTGATTCAGCTGATGTTTCGCTCATACCCAATACAGCTTTTGCCAAAAATATTTGCACTGCTGCATTCATATGATCACAGGCATTCTTCATCATTGCTCTACGCAATTTGATTTTTGTCATTTCGCGACCTTTTTGTAGTTCTGCGGCAAAGTTTCTTGCTATGGTTGCATCACTTACATTGTAGAAGCGGCCTATTTCTTTGTTGTTTAGGCCCAACACTGCGAGATCATATACTTGGTCTGGTGGGATTACAATGCCATCCCATCCACACTTAATACCTTCAATCTCGCCAGTGACTAATTGTTTTGGTTTAGGGCCTCTTGAACCCCAACCTGCTGGTCTCATATCATTTTCCATATTGTATTTAGTTAAATACATTATAAATGGTGTCAAATGAGGGTATTTTTGAGAAGTAATACACAAAGGTAATTTGTGTATATACACTATTATATATTCTACAACTATCAAGGTGTAGTCATCAATATCTATCTAGTTCAAATACTTCCCAATCAAATTCTATCCAATATCCAGTTTGTTTTTGTATGTGTAGTTTGAGCTCTCTCAAATCAATTGGTGTATCACACCTCCAACCATCATGTTCATGAAAGTATTTGATTCTCAGTTTATCCATGTATCTGTGAACACTACGCATAACTCGCAGTTCTTGAGAGAAATAGATATCCCATTTGTTTCTCGCTGTTAATCTACCTGCTGTGGTATGTGTCTTGATATGTTTCCATAATTGAACTATTTCCTCTGAGAGATCTTGAAACCAAGGGTTTGCCTTTAGACGATTGTATTGATGCCAATTGTATCCAAGTTCTCTGATAATTGAGTTTGAATTGCCAAATCTTGCTCCAGCAAATCTACTGGTAATCAAGCGTTTTGCAGTTTTTGGATCACTGTCAATTGCATTACTTAGATTTTGTCTATACTGATTTGGATCCTTGAGATATTGTTGTAGGTGTGTTAGAGGGTGGCGGAAATCCCCTAGACTTTTAGCATATTGATACAGTATTGTAGGTGCTGCACTGCGTATGTCATATTCATGAATGTAGCCGTAATTGGCAAACAGAGGTTTGCGTGTGGCATTGTCAAGATTTTGTATATCATTCCACATTCTGTTGCTTTTCAATTTGTATTGAAAATCACCTGATTCAATGGTTTTGCCATACAGTGTATCAGCACTGGTAAATTTTTCCATCTTGAGATGTAAGGCACAAGGGATAAATTTTCTACCAACTAGACTACACAATTTAGCAGCGCCTGTGGCATTCAGCAGGTATTTTTTTGCAACACCTGCTTCTGGATTGTAATATGGATTGCTACAAA